AGCAGCCACTACTGGTTCTGGAGTTAATGTTACTGCCTCATCTGCCATATTCGATTCTGATGCCAACTGGGTTGGTAAAACTTTACGCATAGGTGGTAAGGAAATTGATATTACAGCTAGAACAAATACCACTGTAGTAGTTGTAACGGTAAGAGAAACATTGGCTAGCACAAGTGCCAATGCTGATTGGGATGAAACTCTTTATTCCGTTCATCGAGGATTTCCTCAAGCAGTATCTTTTCACGATAATAGATTGTGGTTTGGTGGTAATCCCTCCAAACCTTCTTCAGTCATTGCCAGTCAGATAGGGGAATATTTTAATTTTGATATAGGAACTGGCTTGGCAAGTGAAGCGATTGATGTAGCGATTGCTGGTGATCGAGTGAATGAAGTGCGACATTTTGTATCATCTAGAAACTTACAAATATTTACTGATGGTGGAGAATATTATGCTCCAACATCTTCTGATATTGCAGCTATTACACCTTCGAATATTTCATTTAGACGACAAACTCCTTTTGGATGTAGTCGTGCCAATCCCGTTGTATTTGACGGAGCAACTGTGTTCTCTCAAAAGAATGGAAAATCCATTCGTGAATTTTTATTTTCTGATGCAGAAGCAGCATATACTTCTAATTCTGTATCGGTCTTATCAGCTCAACTTATTGATACGCCAAAGCAAAGTGCTATGATTTCAGGAAGTTCTACAAGACCTGAACAGTTTGCTTTCTTTGTCAATAGTGGAAGTGCGCACAATGGAAAGATTGCAGTCTTTCATAGTATTAGAGATGAAAAGATTGCTGGATGGTCAATGTATGAAACAAGAAGTGGAGACTTCTTTCATTCCTTGACTGCTGCCAATGAAAATTTATTTGTTGTTGGAAAACGACAAGTTAATGGTACAACCACTTATACTTTGGAAAAATTTGCAGATGATGATTCTACGACTTTGGATTGCCAAACAACTACAACAGTTTATCAAAAAGGAACACCATTAGTTTATGGTGGTTCTCAGTCAGGAGCAACATTGAATGTTGACGGATTCACGACAATTCCAGCAGTATTGGAAACATTTACGATTGCTGGAAACGCAACAGAATATACAATTAACGCAGTGACAACCACTTCGACTGGACATACTTTATCATTGGATCAAAGTTTGGCTGCAACTCCAGCAGACAATGCAGTGATTACTATGGTTAATGGATTTATGCATACGATCAACAGCATCTATGGAGAAATAGCTGTTAATGTCGTATCAGGAAATTCATCATTAGGATCATATACAATAGATGCGAATGACAGAATTACTCTTAATTCCAATGCAGTCGCTCCACAGCCAACTGGAGTAAAGGTTGGATTTAACTATACTCCGATACTGGAAACAATGCCGATAGATAGAGAATTAGAAACTGGCCCACTTACTGGACACCCAAGAAGAATCACAAGAGCTATTCTTGATGTCCATAGTGCGTTGGATATCAATGTTAAAGCTGCTAATGCCAGTGCATATGAATTACTCATTACTCCGTTAAACTTCACGATTGGTAGTGATTTAACGCCAGTAACGGGAAAGAAAGAATTTAACTTTTTAGGATACAGTAAAAATCCAACTGTTACAGTATCCCAAAATGATCCGTTGCCTTTACGAGTATTGGCAATGGCTCTGGAAATGCAGTTTGCGTAGGTAGATATGGGTGTTATTAATCCGGGTACAATGATGTTGGCGAGTGCTGCTGTTTCAGCAGTAGGAACTCTCCACAATATGAAGGCTCAAAAAGCCGCTCTTTCACGAGAGAATGTTCGCTATGAACGAGAAAGAAAAATTGCAGCTTTGGATGCTATTGAACAAGAAAATATTCGAAAGGATATGTTAAATGAAACTTTAGCTAATAATATGGCTTTTCAATCGGCTGCTGGTTATTATGATGATAGTAGAAGTTTTCTTAATATTAGTAAACAAGCTGAAAAAAAATCTGAAAAAGATATTTCTAATATTAGATTACAAGGACAATTAATTGATCAAAAATATAGAGATCAAATGTTTGAAAATTACGCTTCCTATAAGTCAAATGAATTTGGTGGTTATGTATCTGTTATTTCTGGATTAGCAACTGGGTATGGAAATTATGATTGGTATAAAACACCAAAAAAAATAAAAAGTGGAGATGTTAGAATACACGGAGGTAGAGAATAGTGGTACTTAAAGCTGGTGAAAGAAAAGTTTATACGACACCTTCTTCTTTGGCAAGTCGAATGGGGGTTGTTCGAGGACAAACTGGTGATGGATTTCAAATCGCTAGTGAGGCTCTTGGCAAAACTATTGATGTATTCGCACTTCGACAAGCAAAGATTGAAGAAGAAAAATGGAAAGCTGATTTTTCTATTAAAGGATTAGACACTATTACAAAATATGCTTTTGATAATAAATTAAACTTATCTGGATTTACCAATGCTGCTGATGGTTATATTGTTCAATCTGTAGAATCAGCTCCAAAAAGATTTCAAGGCTGGGCTAAACAATATCTTGGTCTTATGGCTTCACGAGAGGCAAATGTTATTTCAAATGCTGTTCTTAAAAAAACTCAAGTTGAGGCAGTTAATAAACTTGCAGAAAGAGAAAAAAGAATGATTGAAGGATTCAGAGAAGATATCTGGAAACAAAGCCCAACGCAAGGAGCTGCTGGTGGATCACTTCCTTTTTCTTTTACTCAATGGATGGAAGATGTAATGTTTCCTTCTTTAGCTGACTATTCAGTTTCTTGGGAAAATTTAAAAAGCACTCTTGATGCTGGAATGGTTGATTCAGGACATATGGCTGGAACAGTAGAAGAATTAAAATATAATATCAGTAATCTAGTAGATAGAGCTAGGCTTATTAGGGATCAAAAAACTTTAATTGATATTGCTGATGCATCTGCCAAACAAGGTAAAGGTTTAGGATATGATAGTCCAAATGATGAATATGATGTTATTAGTATGATGGATCAGGCAATGGCTTCCAATGAAAATGGTATTAGAATGTACGAAGAAGGAGTTTCTAGGGGAGATATAGATTCAGGAATGTTTACGGATATCAGACCTGAAGATAGAAAAGAAAATGCTAGATTGGCACGGGCTTTTAATGAAGAATATGGAACAGAAAAGAAATCAAAAGAAGCAAGTACATCTAATAAAATGAAAGCTCAATTTAAAATTATAGGAGATACTTTGTTAAATGGTCAAAGAAATTCAATATTAGATGTATCTAATCCTTCTCCTGAAATTATAGTAGATGGAATAAAAATATCAACCTATGAAGATCGCATACCACCGGGTATGGAAATTAGTGTTGAGCAACATGACCAATTTATGAGAGCAGATAAACTGGCTCGTGAAGTTCATAAAATTGGAAGTACAATTTTAAAAGGAAAAGAGGTATATAAGGAGGGAAAAGAATATGGGGTTGCTTTAGGAGAAATACAAAAAGCTATTAATTTTATTGGATTTGAACATCCTTATCATACTGCTGAAAGTTTATTAAAGCGATTTCTTTTTCAAGAGGCAACAAGAGCCAATACTCCTGATGGAAATCCCATATATTTAGAAGATGCAGAATTTCAATTAGAACCTATGGATCAGCCTGATCTTTTAGATGAAAAATTAAGACAAATGGGAGCTGGTCAAACTGGCGTAGCTGGTTATAAAATGAATCCTTCCATAGAAGCGGCAAAAATGCTGGCCTGGGAACACGGTTTTATTACTGATGGATTCAATGATTGGTTAAATTCCGCTCAGCATCTTACTTCGAAAGATCCTGAAGATATTAATAAAATTGCTGCAAGAGCTGAAGCATACGCATATATTTATGATGGCGCTTATGGACAAACATCTTCAGCATCAAGGGAAGTTAATGTTGATTTACACGAGGCTCTTTTGAATTTTCATCGTGCTAGAACAGAAGGACAACTTCTTAATCTTGAAGTAAATGCAGAAAATTTTGTTGCCCGTCTTAATCCTGATCATACAGACCTTGAAAAAAGAATTGATGCAGTTAATGAACTTTGGCTTCAGTATGATACAAAAGGAAAAAAATATACAGTTGATCGTTCTAGTCCTGACTGGGTTAAATCACAACTTAAAAACTTCATTAATGCAAACGCAGACATAAAAAAGAAAATACACGCTAAATGGCTTGGGATATTTGAATTTCGTTATCGTGTTCCATCAATCCTTACTCAGAAACAATCTCAATGGAATGAAGAAAATTTTGATGAATTTATCCAATCCGTTCTTGATTCAGGAGTTGAGGAAGATTTAAAAATTATGGTTGCTAAATCTGCAACAAGTTTAGCGCAATTAAAAACATCGAATATTCACGAAGTAAATAGAGTATCAGGTTTTGGAAACGAAGGAGCGCATGTCAAGGGAACAGAATTTGATTTTCTTGTTTGGAAACAATTTATGAATTTAGTTAATAAATTAGGAGAGTATGGATACTAATGGCTGGTAATATTTATAAATATAATATTTGGAATACCTACCAAGAAAGAGGAATGTCTAATGATGACATAGCATCTTCATTAGTGGGTGAAGCACAAAGAAGATTTTATAATATGTCAGCTAATGACAAACAAGCTCTTGGTATTAGCGATGATATGTTTAGCAATTCAAGATTATATGATAAACTTGAAGATGGACAATTAAGAGCAATTTATGATGACAGCTCACAACCGGGAATACCTTCTTATCAAATAGAATTAGATTTAGATGGTGACGGAATATATTCTAATATCCCTGATGTTTTAACTGCTGGAGCTAGTCTGTTTGTTCCTGAACGAACTGTTGATCGTTGGAAAGGACAAAGCGAAATGAATGTAAAAAACATTTTGCAAAACAAGGTAAGTAACACAATGATTGAAAAAATGAAGATGTATAAGGGAACTATATACGGGCAAAGACCAGAAGATGTAGACACAAGCAATATTCAGTTAAATGCTTTTGAAATGAAAATGGCTCAATGGTGGGGAGAATTTACAGTTAATGTAGCTGATTTTGGGAAAAGTGGATTACAAGCATTTGAAGATGCTATTGGCGTTGAATTAGTAGACCAACAAACAATAGATCAATTAACCCAACAACAACAATTAGAACAATATCATTTGGAACAAGCTATACGAGAACAAGGAATCACTGATACCGCAATGTACAAAGGAGACATTATGACAATAGGCGAAGGTGAAGATCAACGAGTAATTAAAAGTGATAACATACTTTATGATTATATTTCAAAACACGAAGGAGTAGAAACCAAGGCTTATCCTGATACAAAAGGCATTATGACTATTGGAATTGGATATCGCATAGATGAACACGCTGATAAGTTTAAAAAGCGTGGTTATGATGTAGAAAAATTAATTAGTGGAGAACAATCCCTAACAATCAAAGACATTGTTGAAATGTTCATTGATGAATTTCTTCCTGAATATATGGGATTGGGAGAAAGAAATGGGCCATTTAATTTATATGGTGATGTTGTTGATTTTAGAAAACAAGAAAACAGCTATCTTTTAATGGCTTTAACAGATTACAATCATTGGGCTGGTTCAGATGTTAATAAAGAAAAAACTAGGAGTGGCTTTATCGGGCCAACTACAAGTTTTTATAAACACCTTCGAGCATACCTGAAAGGTGATAAATCAAAACAAGGAGTTTGGGGTGATCCAAATCCTGATACGGTTTTAGGTCAACTTACAAGAGATTATCTCTATTACAGAGATAAAAGAAAAGATGCCGGTGGAGCTAGAAGAATAAGTGATAATGCTGAATTAATACAAATGTGGTTTGAAGGACGACATGCTCGATTACCTCTAATGGATGCATTTCAAATACCATAATGGCTAATTATTTACCTCAGGTTGGAAGGAATTTTGATCTATCCAGTGATATGGAATTAGCATCAGAATCAAGAAATAATATTCCTTTTAAAGATGTGGTTCATAGCTTTGCAAATAATGCAAAAGTACTACCTATTGGTTGGGCTAAAGATAATTATACAGCTTTATTAGTTTCAAAAGCAATTTCTGATAAATCAACATTTGATGTTGAGCCTAATTATAATCCCTTTTCTGATACACAGCTATTGCCTTATTTAGATTATATGGATGTTTTTATAACCTCTCAAAGCAGAGCGGAAACATCAGATAGATTAAAAAACTTAATTCACGAACATAAGGAAAATTATAATAATCCTTTATATTGGGTAGGAAGAATACTAGGTGGATTAACTGATCCTGTTTCTTTAGCTCTTTTTAGTCCTATGGGAAAATTTATTTTAAGTGGAAGAAAATTATCTCAGTCAGCAAAATTAGGAAGTTTGATTACAGCAGAGGAATTGGGAAAACAAGCTATTGATCCTTTAAGAACCACAAAAGAAGGAATGATCATCAGTGGGGTAAGTTTTGTTTTGCCCGTTATTTTTCCTAGTGCAGTTAAAAATCCACAAATGACTAAGGCATTTAAAAAATTTGATAAGGAAGCAGACTTTTTAGATGAAGTAGATGATATTAAAGCTAATGGATTTTATGGCAATAGTGTAGGAGCTGCTCAAATACGAAAAACATTTTCTGAAAAACAATGGATTAAACTTAATGAAATTGCTGCAACTGGAGTTGGATGGGAAAAGCTTCCTCTTAATCCTATTCTTCGAATATTAAATTCTAAAGACCTTGAAGCACAAGATATTATAGAAAAGTTATTAGATATATCTATGTTACAAAATAAAAATTGGTTAAATATGCCAACAGCCCCCGGTGGTTCTATTGAAAGCAATCTTATTAGAGAACGAACAAATGTCTTTATGTCTGAAACTGGAATGGAAGATTTTTACAAAGAGTACTTAAAAAGACACGGCGAAAAACTTCCTTTGTTTGGCTTAAGGGTTGGTATGGATGTTTATAAAGGAACGAATCAAGTCGTAGATTTAAAAACATTCAAGCATTACATTTGGAAATCATTGATTGGGATTGAAGATGATACAACTGCCATACCAGAAATCATTAAAGCAAAAGAATTAATGAGAAAAAAAGTATTTAATAGATATGGTAATCAATATGCAGAATTAGGAATTACTGAATCTCATTCTGAATATCTTTTAGGCGTTTATAAAGCTATTGTTAAAAGGGGATATAGACGAGCTACACAAGCTGAAATGAATCCTAAAGGAAAGGGAATAGAAGATTTAGATGATGATTATTTTACTGGTAATCCTTTTCGCACTTTAACAAAAAAAGAAA